GTTTGTACCTGACTTTCGAGGTTTGTCTACTTTTGACACAAAAAACCCAACGGGATAGACTTACGTCGGTTGGGGCGGTGGCCTGGGAGGACTTAGGTCGATCATAGGCGGGGCAACATTGACGGAGAGGCGGGTCAGGCCGAATAAGATGGCGGAGGCGGCGGGCGTGACCGTGTCGACTCTTCTCAAATGGCGCAAGCTCGGGCTACCATTCGAGAAGGACGCGCGGAAGCGGGTCTGGTATGACCCCGAGGCCGTCTCGGAGTGGCTCGAGGAGAACGGCCGCACCGGCAAGCCTGGCCGCCCGTCCCTGGTGCAGACGATGAAGCGCGAGAAGTACGCGCGGAAGCTCGCGGGGGAGCCGGAGCCCGAGCCGCTCCCGAGGTTGACGCCCTCCCCAGACGTGGTCACCGAGGCCACTACGATGGACCTCGCCGCCGCGAAGCTACGCAAGGAGCTCGCGCTCGCGGAGAAGCACGAGCTTGCCGTCGCCCGGGTGAAGGGTGAGCTGCTCGACGCGGACGAGGTCGAGCGGGATCGCGTGCGGCGCGTCTCGGTGATCAAGGCTCGCCTGTTGCAGCTCGCCGCGACGGCCGCCCCGCTGTGCGCCGGGAGGGACGAGGGCGAGATCGAGCGCATCATCACAGAAGAGGTTCTCCTGCTCCTGGCGGATTTCGCCCGCGGCGAACGCGACACGGAGGGCGAGATGTGAGCGCGGTCGAAGGGATATGGACACTCGCCGAGCGGCGAGCGTGGGCGCCACCGGAGAAACTGACCTGCTCCGAGTGGGCGGCGCGGTATCGGATCATCACCGGCAAGGATGCCGCGGAGCCGGGCCGATGGCGTCACGCGCGAACGCCTGCGCTGGTTGAGGTAATGGATTCGCTGGGTGACCCGGACATTGACGAGGTGATCCTCCGCAAGGCGGCGCGGATCGGTGGAAGCGAGGCCACGCGCAATGCGCTGGGGTACTGGCTCGATCAAGACCCCGGCCCGGTCATGCTGGTGTACCCGTCGAAGGACGCGGCGCAAGAGCAGATAACCAACGAGATCATCCCGATGTTGCAAGGGTGTCCGCGTCTGCGTCGGCACCTGACGGGGCGCGTTTTCGATCTCAACAAAAGCGAGATCGAGACACAGCGCGCGAGAATTTATATCGGATACGGTGGGAGCCCGCAATCTCTCGCGAGTCGGACGATCCGATACGTGATCTTCGACGAGGCGGATAAATTCCCGGAGTTCAGCGGGCGGGAAGCGTCACCGCTCGCGCTCGCCCGGCGTCGATTGCAGACGTTCGGACGCCGAAAGAAGTTGGTCATCATCTCCACGCCGACGACGCGGGACGGCGTCATCTCGAAATGTTTCGATGAATGCGCGGACCAGCGGCACTATCACGTGCCTTGCCCCCATTGCGGCGAGCTCCAGATACTGGAATGGGCACAGTTGAAGTGGCCGTCCGCGGATGGGAAGGAGGAAGCGCCGGCTCGTGCCGCGCGGATATTGAACGAGCAGCTCGCATGGTACGAGTGCCCATCGTGCAAAGGTGAGATTGAGGAGCGGCACAAGAGCGGCATGGTAGAGCGTGGGTTGTGGGTCTCGAAGGGTTGCCCCCCGGGGGAACATCCCGAAGGCCGCAGCGTGGCGTACCAGCTATGCGCGTTGACTTCGCAATTGGGTATCACATGGAGCCAGATAGCGGCGGAGTGGATACGAGCTCAAGGCGACATCGGCGCGTTGATGGAGCACGTGACGCAGACGCTGGGGCAACCGTTCGAGGAACAAGTCGAAACGGTCTCATCCCGCGCGTTCGCGATCCGGTCCAAATTCCCCGTGAACAGGGTACCGACGTGGGCGGGGCGGCTAATCAGCACCGCGGACACTCAGAAGAACAAATTCTACTGGGTGACGCGCGCGTGGGGGCGAAACGAGCGGAGCCGCTTGGTAGCGTTCGGCGAGGCGGGATCATTCGAGGACCTGCGGCGGAAGACCCTGGAAGCGTCCTACGAGTTCACGGAAGGCGGCGGCACGATCTCGCCGGACATGCTCGTGATCGACTCCGGCGGCACGGACGGAAACAAGGCGTTCGCGGACAGCGTCTATGCGTTTGCGGGTCGAGATCCGCGCATTTATGCGATCAAAGGCTCATCCCTGGCGAACCCGGCGCGGGATATTGTCAGACGCCGCACGGACGCGACGCGGAAGCGTGGCGCTGACCTGTACATGCTTGACGTGGGCAAATTCAAAGACCTGCTCGCCGCCAGGATACAGATGGAAGAGGTGGACGGCGGCGGCTGGATCTGGGAGTGCAACGAATCGATCACGGATGAGTATGTCCGACATATGACCGGAGAACACAAGATCAAGGTACGGAAAGGGAACACCAGGCGCATCCGGTGGGTTCCACGGTCGGCGGGGCGGCGGGTGGACTACTGGGACTGCGAGGTATACCAGATGGCCGGCGCGAGGTTGGGCCGCGTGGCGAACATGCCCGCGGAAGCGGAACTGGTGGCGGCGAGGGACAAGATGATGCGGCCGCGAGGTCGTGAGAACCGGGAGGAGGGGCGGTCATGGGTCAACGGATCGGGCTGGTGGAGCGGGAGAAAACGATGACGAAGCGACGTAGTAGGCGGGCGAAGCGGGGCGAGGACCATACACACGTCGAGCGGGAAGCGAAGACGCTCGGAGACGCGGCGCCGAGGCCAGAGCCGCGCATACCGCCGCCGGTGCAGGTGGTTCAGCGCGTGCGGTGCCCGTACTGCAAGACCGCGGCGGTGACGTGGGACGGCACGCGGACCGTACAAATGGACGGCGGCGAGGGCCGCGTTCGGTACTACGTCTGTCGTGAGTGCTGCGATCCGAGCCAGGGCGACATGTCGCCGACGCGGTTCAAGGTCCTGGAGACCGGCTCGGGAGAGTAGGTCCGTAATACGGAACGGCGGGATGGCTACCCCGAGATGTAGGGGGTAGTCTCCAAGTATGGCACTCTCCAATTCGGCGCTTCTCACACTCTATCTTGAGGCCCTCGAGGCGATAGCCACGGGGCAATCCTACACCATCGGCGGGCGGCAACTGTCCCGCGCGAATATCCGCGAAGTGCGCGAGACGATCGAGTGGTTGGAGAAGCGCATTAGACGCGACACTTCGAGAACCGGGGATTGCGACGTCGTGAGATTCGGGAATCCGACATGAGAGAAGTAGGGAAACAACGCAGGACCTGGAGCGAGTCGGTCGATTCGTTCGTCGGCCTGTTCTCGCCGAGGCGCAAGGCCGCGCGCATTGCGTGGCGGAACGCGGAGAACTCTCTACGTGAGTACTCGTACCGCTCGGCGCTGCATTCCCGGACGGGGAGCTCGCGCACGTACAGCGGAAGCGCGGATTACCATCTCGAGCTGGGCTATGACCGCGAAGAGATGGTCGACCGCTCCCGCCAGGCCGAGCGCAACAACGTAGTCGCGGCCGGGTTGCTCTCGCGGTGCGTGGAGAACGTCATCGGTTGCGGGATCATCCCGCGGGCCGACACGGACGATGACGCATGGAACGACCAGGCCGAGGCGCTCTTTTCGGACTGGTGCTATAGGGGCCGGTGCGACGTCCGCGGCGTTGACTCCTTCTATGACAAGCAGCGGTTGACGTTCCGGAGCTTTCTCAGAGACGGCGACGTCGGGACCGTGCTGGTTGAAGCGGGCTCACGGCGCGGCATGTTGCAGAGCGTCGAGTCGGACGAGATCGCGTCTCCGATGGGTAAGGTGCTCGGGTCGGACCACGTCGATGGCATCGACCTGGATTCATACGGACGGCCGACGAAGTTCCACATCGTCCGGGACAAACTCAGAGCGAAGCGCGCGGCGAAGCGGGACGCGAGCACGGGGCGCGTCACCGTGGACGCTGCAAACTTCCTGTTTCTGGCCCGGCGGACCCGACTCAACCAGACACGCGGCGAGCCGGCTCTCGCGCAGAGTCTGCGACTTCTGGAGCACCTGGACGGTAACATTGAGGCGGTTGTCGTTGCGACGCGCATGGCGGCGTGCTTCGGGTTGGTTCTGGAAGGTTCCGGGGCACCAGAAGGACTCCCGCAGGTAACCGGAAGCAATGGCGAAAGCTACCGGCAATGGAATTTAGAGCCCGGCATGATCAAGCGGTTGGAAGACGGCGATAGCCTGACGCAGATCAAGCCGGAGCAGCCCGCTACCAACTTCCGGGAGTTCGTGACCGTTCTGGGAAGAATGATCGGTTTAAGTTTGGGAATCCCCGTCGAACTCGCATTTTTGGACTTCTCGCAGACCACGTACAGCAGTGCAAGGGCCGCGCTGCTCCAGGCTTACAGGACGTTTCAGTGTTTGCAGCAGGAGTTCGTCGAGGGCTTCGTGCGCCCGGTCTTCGAGTGGAAGATACGCCAGTTTGTCGAAGAGGGCCTTCTCGCCGAGCGCCCCGACATGTACCGCGCGCAATACATTACCCCGGCCTGGCAATGGGTCGACCCCGTCAAAGAGGTACAGAGCAATCTCGCCGCGGTGGACGCCGGAATGGACACGCTCTCGAACGTGGCGCGCTCGCTGGGGAGAGACTTCGACGGGATCATGCGGACCCGAGCGCGTGAGATCGCGAGCATGAAGGCGGCCGGCGTGCCGCTCGTACAGTCGAACCTGACGCGGGCACTCGAAGACCCGGACGCCGAAGAAGCGGCGAAGGACAAGGTAACGCGGGAACGGGAACGCGAGCGGGAGAGGGAACAGGCGGCGGCGCAGATCGACGCGCTCGAGGAGCGTAACCGGATGCATATCGCGTTGACCGCTACCGACGCGGCAAGAGAGGGCGAGGCGCAGTCGCGAAGCCTGAAGATGCGCGACACCGCCCGCGCGATAGAACGGAGTCTATAAATGGGAGCAAACAACGGGAACGGCTCGCGGCTACCGCAGGGAGAGCACGAGAGCGAAGGCGACCACCTGGCGCGTCTGCTCATCGTCAACGCCAAAAAGGCCGCGAAGGAAGCGGCGGCCGAGTCGAAGGCGGCATTCGAGAGTGAAGCGCAGCGCATGATGGCGCGGTTCGCCGGGCTCATCGAAGCCGAGCACATAACGGACATCGAAGGCGCGAGAGACAAGGCGCTCGAGGGGTTGAAGGAGTACGTCGCCGGGGTTCGAGAGAGTCAGCCTGTCGTCGAGTTCGACTTGGCGCCGCTGATGCAATGCGTGGAGACGCTCGGCTCGGCTATCAAAGAGTTGCAGATCACCAACGAGGTGGACACTACGCCATTCGCCGAGGCGCACAGCAAGGCCATCGCCATGCTGGTCGGCACGCGCCAGACGATCGCGCAGTGCGCGACGGCGTATCAAGAGCAGATCGAAGCGAACGCGGCGCTTGCGCTGGCTGTTGCGTTGGGCGCGGAGAAGATCGTAGCCGGGCTCGCCGCCACGAAGACCACGCGGCGCATCATTGACATAGAACGAGATCGCGACGGGCGCATGACGCGCGCGATCGTGACGGAGGGCTAACGGGTGGCTATTGACCTGAGCGCGCTTCGCGCCGAACTGGACGCAGACCCGCGCGGACTGGGCTACGCCGGTAAGACGGTGCACCAACTCAAGCCGATGCTGAACGCGAACCCGGAGACGGTGAGCCGTCCGATCTCACCGGGGACGCTCTGGGAATGGTTCGACCAGCACTCACGCTTGGTCGCGCTGGGAGTTGCGCGCACGGATGCGGCGCTCACGGTGGAGCAACGGAATGCAGCGCAAGCCGTCTGGTACTCGCTCGGGGGCGATGTGGTCGATGAGGTCACGCGCGGCGAGCTCCCCCAGAGCATTGACCTCACGAGCTCGCCATTCATCCACGCGGTCTCGTTAGTTGTCGCGGCGGATGTTTTGAGTGCGGTGCAAGGCGCGGCGGTGCTCGCGCTTGGCAACGTGAGCCTACCGCGAGATGAGGCTATTGGTCTCGGGCACGTTCGAGAATCGCACATAAGCGCAGCCTTGGCGCTGTAAGAGGAGATTAGACAGTGGCCAACGAGATACATGCCAAGCTGGGCGCGGTTTCCACGCTGACGATCAGGCCGGACCTTGACACGTCCGACTTGGCAAACGGGCTCCCGGACACCGCAAACCGCTGCTCTACGGTGGTGACCGGCGGGACGTCGCCGCAGGTTCGGGTCTTCTATAAGGTTTCGACGGCGAACACGCCGACGACTAACACGCTGATCGAGTTTTATCTCTCGGTGGGCTCCACGGGCGCGACGGACTTGGTCACCGCAGGCGGGACAGAGGTCGACGACAACATCGCATCTTTCGACAAAAATCAGGCGCTTTTTCTCCATGCCCAGGTGACTACGGGGACGGTCGGGGCGACGTATACCGGTAGCTTTACTTTTGATAACGGGGGCGACGATTGGCGTCTAATCATAGTCAACGAAACCGGCGCGGCGTTGTCAGGCACGCAGGCTGACCATGTCATCCAGTACCGCACGATTACGCCAGAGGTGCAGTAGACGTAAATGAGTAGAGTCAAGCCTTCCAACCCGACGATCAATCGCTCTCACCCGCTCGCACGCGGGTTGGTGGGGGCGTGGCCGTTTGAGGACGGAGGCGGGACGGTCCTTCATGACGTCAGCGGGCATGGGCTCAACGGCACGCTGACAAACATGGACGCTGCGACGGACTGGGTCGGCAGTCAGCGTGGCGGCGCGCTGCATCTTGATGGCGTGAACGACTACGTCTCGGTCGCAGAGCATTCCTTGATCCCGGTCGGAAATCAAAGTTTCACCATAGGCGCGTGGCTGTTCGCCGATGCCATGGGAAATTATGGAATCGTAGGCTGGGGGAATTACGGTTCGAGCGGCCAGGTTACAGCGCTGAGGTTATTGAGCCACGGCGGCGTGGACGGTATCAGAATGTATTGGTGGGCTAACGATATAACAGTAGATACCGGCGACATTTCTGGGGTGTGGCGCCATGTTGCCGCAACCTACGATGGCACAGATCGGAGCATATATCTTGATGGTGTACTGGTCGGGGTGGACCAGCCTGGTACTCATTATGTACCAGATTCCGCAAATTTTAGGATTGGCTCAACGAACAACGGAGAGTTTTTTAACGGTCGGTTAGGTGACGTCCGCCTCTACGATCGGGCGCTTTCGGCAAATGAGGTACTTGCGACGTATGTCTCTGGCAATGACCTCTACTCCCCCGCAGTCGGCACGCAGGAGCGGTACTACCGGGCCAACGCGCCCATCGGCGCGATCGGCACAGGGCTACACGCCATCGAAGCGGGCGGGATCTACGGCGCCCCCGGCATAAATTCAGGACTACACGCGATTGACACAGGAGTGGTTACGGCATGAGGATTCCAAGCGGCGTTACCGATCAGTACCTGTACCTGGTTGCGGTTGACGCCACGGACCTGAAGACGAGGGAGACATCGCTCTCATCGTTCACGGTCTACCGCTCGCGCAACGGTGCGGCGGCTGCGGCAATGTCGTCTCCCACCGTGAATGAGACCGACTCATCCAACATGCCCGGCGTCTATGAGCTACTGCTTGACGAGGATATGACCATCGGTGCCGGTAACGATTCCGAAGAGATGGTGTTTCACATCACGCACTCCGGCATGGCGCCGGTCACGCGGGTCATCGAGTTGTATCGTCCGAAGATCACCGCAGGCGAGACGCTCACGGTTTCGTCTGGCGCGGTCTCGACATGCACCACCAACTCGGACATGCGCGGGACGGATAGCGCAGCGACTGCGGCGGCGCTCGCGACGGTCGACGGGATTGTCGACGCGATCCTCGCCGACACTGGCACCGATGGCGTGGTTCTCGCCGCCGCGACGTGCAACAAGATCGCGGACCATATACTGCGCCGGACGTTCGCCGAGGCGAGAGCGTCGAGTGATGGATCGTCCGTAATATTCCGCAGCCTGATGGGCGTTGTCGCGAAGCTCACGAATAAGATAAGTGTAGCCGGTGCAACACTTTCGATATATTCTGAAGACGATTCGACGGTGCTCGGACAGCAGGCGTTGACCAGCGATAGTACAGCAGACCCCATAACCGCCGCAGATACCGTTTAACCCGATGGCGCAGACGCCAAAACCCCAGAACCCGCAGATCAACAGAGCGCATCCGCTCGCGCGCGGGTTGGTCGGCGCGTGGGCGTTCACAGAGGGCGGCGGCAGCACGCTGCGAGATGTATCCGGGCATGGACTCGACGGTGCACTTGCGGGCACACCGGAATGGGTTCGGACACGCGACGGTGGCGGGATGGATTTCGACGGCACGGGCAGCGATGTCGTTACGATCCCTGATAATTCTCTCTTGGATATCACCGACGCGATCACGCTTGAGTGTTGGCTTAAGCCAGAGACGCTCGCGAACACCGGAGGGTTCGCGCATAAAGAACTCGCGTACATGCTCTACATCGCAACCGGCTCGAATCTCCCGCAGTTTTACGTGTATACGCCTTCTGTCGCGACAGCCACCGCACCCAGCATTCCGCCGGTCGGTGAGTGGTGTCACATGGTCGGCACTTACGACGGCACAACGATCAGCCTCTACATCAACGGCGTGCTCGTTGATACGACTGCGAACACGGGATCTATCGCGACGAATTCGAACGATCTGGTGATTGGCCACTATTATTACTTACCGTCAACATATAACTATGATGGCGTGATCGGCTCGTTAAGGGTTTGGGATCGCTCGCTAAAAGCGACTGAGATTCTTGACCTCTACGTCTCACCGTGGGCGCTCTACACCAGGCCGCTCTTCGGGATGCCGAACGCGCTATACACGATCGGCGGCGGGAGCTCCGCAACCGTCGGCGCAGACGCAACCGCCGGCTTTCCTGACCTGCTCGCGCTCACGTCTGGCCTGCTCTCCGTTCCGCCGCTCGCCGCGACCGCTGGCTACAAATCTGTGATGTCTCTGTGCGGCGTCTATATCGACTCCGCGGGGCTCCCGCTCCCGTCGGGCGGCGGCGGCGGCAAGGGGGTGCGACGTCGCCGCATCCCGATGGTGCTCTTCGACGACGCCGAGGATGGCATTGTGATCAATGCCGCGCTGGACTCGTTCGGCGCGATTTAGACCTTGGTCCGTAATACGGAACGCGGAGATGGCTCCGCTGCGGCGCGCGTTTTATTCTGTAAGCATGAAGAAGACATCGCAAAGGATCGCAGCCGTTCGCCGCTTAGTATCAGCGGATTATATACGGCTCTCCGCTGGCGACGGTGACTCCCCCGGAGTGGCCCGCCGGTTCCAGATGAGCGCCTACACAGGCGACCAGGTGGCCGGAGCGTTCGGCCCGGAGATCGTCGACGTTGCCGGCATGTCCATGCCCAGCGGTCCTATTCCCATCCTACTATCGCACGATCGAGATAAGCGCGTTGGCTACAGTGAAAGCGTCGACGTCGACGGCGGCCAGATCAACATACAAGGCCGCATGCTCACCGCCGACCACGGGATCACGCAGGACGCGGATGAGGGGTTCCCCTTCCAGAGCTCCATCGGGTTCCGCGTGTTAGAGGTTGACCGCGTGGAAGAGGGCGACGCCCGGGACGTCAACGGCCGGGAGTTCTCCGGCCCGGGTACGGTCATCACTAAGTCACGGTTGCTCGAGTCATCTTTTGTACCGCTCGGAGCGGACGGGGCCACGTCGGCGACCGTCTACGCGCTGGGCGATGAATATTTGGAGGAGGTAGCGATGGCGGACGACGCCAGAACGGACGAGACCGTCGAATCGGCGCCGGCGGTGTATTCCGCCGCGACCATCGACGAGCTCCAGGGCCAGTTTCCAGGCGAGGCCGAGTTTGTGCTAACGGCGTTCGCCGCGCAGATGACGGTCGCACAGGCGCAGGCCGCGAAGACCTACTCGGATTCGCTCCGGGAACGTCTGGTCGCGGAGCAGCGGGCGCACGAGGCGACACGGCGACAGCTCGGAGCGGAGCAGGGTGTCGAGTTCTCGGCGTCCGAGACCCGCGAAGAGGGCGCGGCGGTAGCGACCGCGGAGCCCGTCAACTTCGAGCAGCGGACTAAACGCGACTGGGACGTTGATGCGGATACCCGCGCCGAGTTCCGTACGTTCAAGGACTTTCAAGCATACGAGCGAGCGCGGGCCGCGGGCCGGTGCCGGATCGTGACAGGCGTCATAGGAGGACAGGCCTAATGGCTACGCTCAGCGCAAATACGTCGAGGGCATACGCCATTGACATCGACGGCATGGAAACCGATCACGGCGTGATCGCGAGTGACACGATCTTCGAAGGAGCGGCCGTCGGAAACAGTTCCGGCCGGGCCCGACCTCTCGTCGCCGCGGATTCCTTCTTCGGCTTCGCGTTACGCAAGGCCGCGAACGAATCCGGAAGCGCCGGCGATGTCAACGTCCGCGTAGCACAGCAGGGAATCGTCGAGCTGGCGATCACCGGCGTGACTTCCGTTGGCGATGTTCACAGCACGGTATACGCGAGTGATGACGATACATTCACGCTCACCTCTACCGGGAACACGAGCATTGGAAAAGTCATAAGGTACATTACCGGAACGACTTGCGACGTGTACTTTCAGTCTAACGGCATAAGGAGTCTCTAATGGGTTCTGTTATTAGTGGCCCGGACTACTCTCGGATCACCGAGAAGGGCCTCCTTGGGATTTTCCTCCGCGAGCATGAGCAACTGCTCGACGCCGGATGGGCCGACATGGTCGGATTTCGATCGGAATCCAACCAGGAAACGGAGACGTATGTCGACCTGGGCATGACCCCGGCGATGCGCGAGTGGATCGGGTCTCGTAAGGCGCAAGGCCTTAGGGTGGAAGAGTTTAGCTTGACGAACAAGCTCTACGAAGACACTCTTGCGGTTGCGGTCGATGACCTCCGTCTCGATAAGCTGGGCGTATTGGAGCGGCGCATCGGCAACTTCGCGCAGAGAGCTGCGGAGCATTGGGAGAAGCTGCTGACCACGCTGGTTACGAGCAACGGAACCTGTTACGACGGCCAGAACTATTTCGCGACGTCGCACAGTTCCGGATCTTCGGGCACGCAGGATAACGCGCTGGTCGCGGGCACGCTCGCCGCGCTCAACGTGACGACGGCGGCAAGCCCGACCCGCGAAGAAATGATTGACATCATTCTCGGCATGGTCGCGCAGGTGTACGGGTTCAAAGACGACGTAGGCGAACCGCTCAACGGTGGAGCTCGATCGTTCATCATTATGGTTCCGACCAACATGATGGCCTCGGCACTCGGCGCGGTGAATGACTCATTCACGGTATCCGGCGGGTCTAACACGCTCCGCGAGAATCTGCTTGTCAACGTGCGGCCTGTTGTCAACCCGAGGTTGACGTCTACCACTGAGCTCTACTGCTTCCGAAGCGACGCGAACGCGAAGCCGTTTGTCTTGCAAAGCCAGCAGGACGTAACGACCTCGATCATCGGCGCGGGAAGTGAGGAAGAGTTCAAAAACCGCCGATGGTTGTTCGGTCTCGAGGCGAAGCGCAACGTCGGTTACGCCTCGTGGAGCTCCGCGGTCAAGGGCACCACGTCGTAAGTTTTGTTCTCTGCTCTTTCGGCTCGTCGTCGCCTGCCGGCGGCGGCGGGCCGGCTCTAAAAACAAGGGGCGCGGATGGCGACGTTCACCGAGCAGATGGCCAGCGACATGGAGGATGTGTTCTTTTCCTCTGGTGACCTGGCGCTGCCGATGGCAAGTGTTACATACCGCGTTGCGGCGACCGGCGCAACTTCAACCATATCAGCGATTTACGATGAATTCGTTGGCGCTACAGATCCATTCGCGGATGCTATTTTCAGCATCGAGAACAACGCGACGCGCGGGATCGAGAGCCCGCAACCTGGCGACCAGATCACGTATAGCAGCGAGGTCTGGACGATCATCAAAATACGCGGCGACTCTACCGGATTGATACACGAGCTCCGGTGTCGCCTACCCGAGGAGATCGTCTGATGAATGCAGCGGACTACGCGGCACGGCTCGAGGAGCTCGTCGCGGCGTACATGGAGGCGGACAGCGCCGAGGCCGCGGCGCGGCGTCAGTTAGAGGTAGCCGCGAACGTCAAGGCGCGAGTACGCGCGGACATGGCCAGGCTACGACACGCTATGCACGAGAAGAACAATACAGTCGAAGACGACACCGTCGAGGAAGTGGTATACACCGCGGCGGGCGAAGACGCAGATGAAGCGGTAGCCGCCCAGGCCGCCGCGGTAGCGTAGGAGAACACAGCGCATGGCGTCACCGACATATGACGAGCTCATCGCGCAACTCAAGGCGCGCATCCATATTTTCGAAGAGCTTTATAAGGCGGTTTCGACGGGCGCGTCGTCGTTCGTGACGTTGGAGGACACGCTCGCCCAGGCGGCGGAAGGTGACTTCCTGGACGCCATGCTCGCGTCGGTGGCGAGCGACCGCTCGACGCTCTCGTCGATCCTGTCGCCGGGCAACGTCAAGGCGGCGCTCGCGCCGATCTTCCGCATGCTCGGGAAGCACGTCATGGCCGTCCCGGAGACGGATGTCGACTCGTTGTTCGTTCGGTTTTACGACTACTGCATCACGAATTCAAAGAACGTCAACAGCAGAGACATCACCTTCGGCAGCGTCTCGTCCGTGACGGGTACGGGCAACGGAACGGTGCACCGCTGCACCGCAGACGACACCGGGAACTCTATCGAGTCGATCACGCCGGAAGCGATCATTTGCGAATGCGTGGCGGATCAGAACAGCGGCGCCATCAAACACCAGGAGACATTCCAGTTTCGCGGGGCGTCTCCGTCGCGCGACTTCGTGCTGGTGACGGGTAGCGGGGCGAAGGCGAACATCAACGCGGTGTCCGCGAAGGACAGCCTACGCCTGCTCTCGAATCCGAGCTTCTCGCAGTACAGCGGAACGGCGGCGGCGACGAGTACGCCCTCCGATCCGACGGCCATCACTAACTGGACCGTCTCAGACATTGCCGATTTTCAAGCCGACATCGACATCGCCTACCGCGGGTTCGACGGGGACACTACCCCGACTGCTCTACGGTTCCAAGACAACGCCACATGCTCTCAGATACTCGCGGACACGACGCGCGCAAGGCTCAATCCGAACGTCCCATATTTTCTTCAGGTGGCGATCTATCGGGAGAGTAATTGCGACGGGAGCGTCATCCTCCGCATGGGCGCGACTAACAGAACCGTCGCAATGTCCACGCTATCGAATGGCGCGTGGAACCTGGTCACGGTCACCGCCACGCCGGGGTCGACCAACTACCTTAAGTCGTTCAATGAAGACAGTTTAGATATAAAGTTCGAGTTGACATCCCGCACGACGGGGAGCCTGCTGATAGACGATGTGATCTTCGCCCCGATGACCAATTTTGCGGGTACGTTCTATCTCGTGGTCGGCGGGAGTACCGCGTTTCTGCGTGACGATAAATTGAACTGGACAGACTCGGAGACGGGCGCCGTCGTCCAGTACTGGCTGTATAGGGCCGGCCTGGGTTACCTACCGGCGAACAACGGCGGCTCGGAAACCATCACCGATCCATAGGAGGCGGCGTAATGGGTACGACCGACGTCTCTCAGGTACTGCGCGTACCCGGCCGACTCTGCATCAACCCGACGGACCTGGCTACCGCGTGGCCGCATGGCGGTACGGGGTTGGGCGTCGTGGGTTCCATCGTGTTAGAGCCGACATCCACATACCAGCGCATCACCGCGGAGGAGTTCGGCGCGGAGGTCGTGGACGTTCTCGATCTCGGGGAGACCTGGGTGCTCGGCGCGCTCTGTCGCGCGTGGGGCGATAACACCGCACTGTCGACGTTGTTTCCCTCGACGGCTACGGGGAGCTCCGGCGACAAGGTCGTGAACTACCCCGGTTCCTATCGCGCGGGCACGCTCCGGAGCTCCGCGTCGGTGAAGCTCTGCTTCACTCCGCGCGACAACCGCAACCCTGGCCTGCTCCTGTACAAGGCTTTGCCGCTCGTCGAGGACGCGGCGCGGCTTCGGTTAGGGGCGTTCAACGAGCTCACCATCCCGGTTCTGTTTGTCGGGATACGGGACAGCTCCGCGCGTCAAATCTCCATCGGCGTTCTGGGGGACCTCAGCCTATGAGCGGCGGGAGACTATTACGCGCGGCCGGGTTGGAATACCTGAAGGGATTCGACCCCGAAGACGTCGCCGACGAGCAGACCAGGCAACTTCTTCCCGTGCTCGTGGAGACGGCGGGGCACTTTCTCGGCTCGGGCGGGGTGGTCTCTCTGCAAGAGTACTGCGATCTCACCCGGGTAGAGCGCGTGGCGATGTCCGCAGCGGGCAAGCGCAGGGATGTCGAGCAGGCTATCCGGGTGGCGAGGGCGTCGCAGGGAGAATCAGGGATCGCGATCGTGGCCGCGGAGGTTGACGGCGGCGACGCGCATGACAGTATGATGCTCGAGGCGGCGGTTAGCGCGATAGCGAAGCAGCGGTACGAGGTGGCGGCGTAATGGCAAAGGCCGGGCGAGAAATCCGGGAGTTCAACGAGGCGCTGCTCGAGTCTATTAAGGGCCTGACGGGGTTCTCTGACGCCGCTGGCGACGCCGCCAGGGACACGGGCGACTTCGGAGACGCGGCGCTACAAAGCAAGCAAGGGCTGGCTCATCTGACATCTGCGGCGTTCAAGGCGGGGAAGGCGATAGCGTTCGGGGCCGCGGTTCAAGTCGGGATGGAAGCGGCTGAGGCGTTCGGGATTACGCCAAAGGCGGTTAAGGAGGACTGGCTCGGCCCGCGCGATCGGACGCTCGCTCGTGCGAAGAAAATCGTTGGAGACATCGAGGCGTTCGGGGGCGAAGTCTCCGAGGAGCAGGTTCAGCAAATCATCATGCGAATCGGCGCGGAAGAAACCGGCCGCGGGCGGGGGCGGAAGAAGGTACGCAGAGAAGGCATCGATTGGGAGTTCCTCGAGTCGATGATGTGGAACCGACAGAATAGATACCAAGAACGCGCAGAGGACCTACACCATTGACAGCAGCAGTTACACGCGAGCTTTCGATAGTCTACGGGAC